AGACTGGAGGTGGTTTGACAATCTGGAGTTGGATGTGAATGACGGCTATGTGATGTCTGTGGATTACAGTGGTATGGAACTGCGGGTGTTTGCTAGTCTAGCCAGATGTGAGGCTATGTTGGAAATCCATCGTAGTGGCAGGGATTTCCATACAATGGTTGGGGCTATGGTGAGCGGTAAGCCCTATGACCAGATCACAAAACCAGAGAGGTATAGATATAAATGGACCAATTGGACTATGCTCTATGGTGGTTCAGAGTATACGCTAGAGCGGCTATATGACATTCCATTGAAGGAGGGAAAGCTCATAAAAGAACAGTACTACACAGCATTCCCAGAGGTGCTGGAATTCCAGAAGGAATGTGTGCGCTTTGCGCGTAAGAATGGCTACATTGAAACGCCATTTGGAAACAGGCGGCCATTATCGGATATAGATGCACCAGAGCAATCCAGGCGCAAGCATGCTGAGCGTGAGGCAGCCAACACGCCTGTGCAGGGCGCAGCCGGTTTGATTACGGTGATGGCCCTGGTAATCATTGACAATCTGATGCTGGAGCGGGGTTGGCATACTAAGATAGTGAACACTGTGCATGACTCTATAGTGTTTGATGTGTATCCTGGTGAATTGCTAGATGTAGCTGGGCTGTGCGTGGATGTAATGGAGAATGTGGTGAAGTATGGTGCTGAGTGGATGCCAAACATCGACATGAGTTGGCTAATCTGTCCGTTGAACGCGGATGTAGACGTTGGCAGCCATTATGGAGCTATGGAAAAGCTAAATTTGGCTGGTGAAGTACATATACCATTCTGAAAAGGAGAATGACAATGGATTACACATTTCCAGATAAAGAGGAATTAACAGAGGAGGAGGGACAACAGAAGATAGATATGTTGCGTAAAGCTATCCGGGAGGAGGAAAGTGAGAAATTGCGTGCATCGTTACGCTCATACAAGGATGATGTTGTAAACGCAAAGCCACCTTTGACAACAAGAGTAATAAATGCTGTCAAAGAAATTAGATATTATTTGAATATGATTGGTGCTAATGAAGCGGAAGTGTTTGAATTGGGAAATTTGTATATACGTTTTGGGAGAGCTGTGAAAGTATACCCTGTTGAAGAGCAGGATCGTGAATTGGAAAGACTAGAGAAAGGATGGCCATAAAATGTTAAATCTTGATGTAAATGTGAAAGTAGCTGACAAGGATCTGTCAGTTAAGGAATTGTTGGAGGTGGATCAGGCTGATCTACCTAATGAGTTCGCAGCGCAGGCGGCTAGGTACGCATACTTTGCCACCATGACATCGTCAGCGGAGTTGGCCTGGTTGGATTGTGTACGGCAACGTAAAGAGTCTGAGGCCAGTGCCTATATGTTCTACAAGAATGACAAAGAATCCATCCCTGATGGCAGCCGATCTGTGAGTGATGGGACTGCTGCCAAGCTAGTGGATATAGATGAGGAGGTGAGCGTTGCGCGTGAGGAAGAGGATGTAGCATTGCACAAGTTTCACACGCTTCGAGATTTATCCAGAGCATTTGAACAGCGTGCCAGTATGCTACAATCTATGGGTGCACAGCTGCGCCACGAGTATGATATGACTGATATGGAAAGTGGAAGACGTGGTTAGCAGCAAGTTTACTATAGTAGTGGATTGATAATCTGATAGGGAGGATATGCACAATGGCAGACAGGAAAGATCGACAAGAGCTGTTGGACGTGATACGCAAGAAGCTGGCAGCAGAGTCCTTTGGCGGAGGTGGAAACTATTGGAAAGCCAAGGCAGGTAGAAATGTAATTCGCATCCTGCCAGGTGTTGGTGAGATGGGTGACTTTTTCTGGCAGGATGTTGGTGCGCACTATGTGAAATCCAGGAATAGGCCATTTACGTGTAGGCAGTTCACTATTGGCGAGCCTTGTCCCATCTGTGAGCTGGTCAATGATTTGTACAATGCCGGTGATGCCGACAGCAAGGAGTTGGCGTCGCAGCTGCTTCGTCGCAAGAGTTATTGGATGAACATCATCGACCGTTCCAATGAGGAAGCTGGGCCACAGATTTACACTCCGGGTGCGATGGTGTTCAAGGCAGTGGCAGGCTTGGTGGGTGATCCAGATTATGGCGACATATACGACGAGTATGATGGAATGGACATCATTGTAACTCGCACTGGGACTGGCCTGGAAACCAGATATGACGTCAACGCCAGACCCAAGCGTACACCGTTGGCCTGTATAGTTGATAATCGTGGGCGTGAAACGGGTGAGCCTGATGAGGATCTGCTGGATAAGTGGTTGGAAGCGGCAGTTGATTTGACCCCGATGGAGCTGAGCGATGACCCATCTGAAGATGTGGATGCCGGTGCAGATGTGGTAGTTACTGTACTGCCATATGACCGGCTGAAACAGGAGTTTGCACAGCTTGATACTTCTGGCAGTGATGAAAAGGATGTCCCATTCCCAGACGATGAGGGTGACATCCGTGATGTAATTCGCAAGAAGCGCGGCAGCAGGCGGTCAAGGCGTAGCCAGTCATGAAATACCAGCTAGAGGAACTGTCCATCGAGTTATCTAATAGATGTCTGTTGAAATGCTTGCATTGCTCATCTGGTTCCAACAAGACGTTCCTTCCAGATGAGTTGACCATGGATGAGATATTTAGGCTGATCCGGGAGGCCAGAGATTTGGGCGCGACAGTTCTCAGTCTGTCTGGTGGTGATCCCATCCTTGTGAAAAATGTCTATGACGTAGTGGATTATGCTATCAGATATGGATTTGAGAGGGTGTTGTTCTATACCACTGGTATTCATGCACAGTTTAAGCCTATTTCCTGGCAGGATATGTTTGCTGGGCATTGGTCTAATATTGATGTTGGATGTAATGGGATGTATGATGGCTATCTCAATGTATTCAAGCACATTCCTGGTGCGATGGACAAATTGACGTTCATATACTCATTGGAGAGCCACCTGCGTACTGTAAATGACTATTTGATGGGCACTCCTGGAGCATATGACGCCATCGTGTGGGGTATTGGCAACACCATCAGAGCTGGATTCAAGGTGGAAGTACATATGGTTCCGATGTTACCTAATTGGCATCATGTGGCAAATATGTATGGCATGTGTTCGGCTATGGGTGTGTCCAAATTGAGCCTGCTGCGGTTTGTTCCTCAGACTAGAGGATATGCTAACAATCGACAGTTGGCGCTCAACGCGGCTGAATTTACAGAGCTGCAATACACTATTGACAATCTCATCACTATAAATAATCCACGTGTGGAGCTGCGTGCTGGTTGCCCAATTGACTTTCGTCATACGGTATTTCCCAAGTATCCTGAAAAGATGCATCCGTGTCACGCTGGAACAGACCTTATTCTGGTGAGGCCGCACGGGGACGTTCACCCATGCGCAGCGTGGAAGACGTTGCCAGAGACCGACAATGTGCGGGACAAATCGCTCCAGGAGATTTGGGAAAATGGCGAAGTGTTTTTGGCATTGAGAAAATACCACGAGGGCGGATGGCGCGATATACAAGGTGCGTGCGCATCATGTAAATATCAGGCATCTTGCAAATCCGGTTGTCCAGCGCAGCGTATGCATGCTTTGAAGCTGTCAGGAATGCGGCCAACGTCTACTATCAAGGATTTGTATGTGGATGCGCCAGATCCGTTGTGTCCTGTTGCTCGCCATATCTGATATGACTAGACAACGATCAAAGATAGCTGCCCATAAATATAACATAGATTTGGAGTGTCTAAACTGTCCGGTGGTTGGTGGTTGTAATCCCAATAGTCCGGCGTGCCCGTTGTATCCAAAGTATGCTAGTTGGAAGGCCAAAATAGAGTATGCCAAACGACAAAGGGACTATACAGACGCTGATTGACAATATAGCCAAGCAAGCATCGACATCGGTATCACGGCTGTCAGATGACTCATCACCGTGCGTGGTGACTGGATTCTTGTCTACGGGATGTTACCTTCTGGATGCGGCCATGGGTGGTGGTTTGCCATTGGGCAGAGTGGTGGAAATCTATGGTGATACATCTACTGGAAAATCGCTCATAGCAGCCCAAGCCTGCGCCACTATCCAGGATGAGGGTGGTGTGGCGTTGTATATTGATACAGAGACAGCCGTGTCACTGCCTATCATGGAAGCTGTTGGGGTGGATATTGACAATCTGGTGTATACTGCTCCAGATACAGTAGAGCAGGTTTTCAAGACTATGGAGGTGGCCATAAAGTCCAAAGCGGATTATGACTTGCTAATTGTGTGGGATAGCGTGGCGGCCACGTCCAGTACTGCTGAGATGGACAAAGAGACTGGCGAGGTGGGATATTTGACACACGCCAGGGTTATCAGTCAGGGGTTGAGACGGCTGACACGGCTTATATCCAAGGAAAATGTAGCAGTGTTGTTAATCAACCAGGCCAAGGAGAACATAGGCGTGATGTTTGGAAGCAAGGTCACCACGTTTGGCGGTAAGGCGGTAGGGTTTCACAGTAGTATTAGAGTTATGTTAAAAGTGGGCCAGAAGATAAAACGCGGTGACAAGCGTGTGATAGGTATCTATGCCAAGGCCACTATCACCAAGAACAAAATTGCGCCACCATTCCGTACCGTGTCCCTACCAATTTATTTTGGTCATGGTGTGGATGAAGCTGAGGCTGCGTTAGAGTATTTGAGATTAGCCAAGGCATTGACAATCTCTGGTGGTTGGTATGAGTTTGCTGGGCAGCGGTTCCGTAAGAATGGTTGGCCTGCCATCTTCGATGATGAGTATGATGAGATATGCAATTTGATTGACGATCTGATGGAAGGGGAAGACCTGCTGTGACTCAAGCAACGCTGTATTGTGGTGACTGTCTAGACATTTTGCCATTATTAGATGCAGAGAGCGTGGATGTGGTGATCACTGATCCGCCTTATCCCTACATCAAACGGTCTTATGGCTACTGGACTGCGGATCAGTGGTGGGCGCTTATTGTTGAGGGTGTAATACCTGAGATACGGCGTATACTCAAGCCGACTGGTAGTGCAGTATTTATCTTGCAGCCAAATTCTAAACATGTAGGACAACTACGTGGCTGGTTGTGGGAGTTTATGGCCTGGGTTTGTCGTGAGTGGAATATGGTACAGGATGTATGGTGGTGGAATATTACCACGTTGCCATTGGGAGGCGCACCATCTCATGGTCTCATGCGGCCGAGCCTCAAGGCGTGTGTGTGGGCAGGGAATTCCAAATGTTGTAGGAACCAAGATGCCGTATTATGGACTGAGGCAGAAGCAAGCAAATTACATTATGCCAGGGCTAGGGTGTCTGGTGAAATGGCAACACATATTACTAGCCCATCCGGTCACAGTGTAAAACGGTCTAGTATGATGGCTGCTGCTCAGAGGCGTGGTGGAGTGACTCCTTACAATCTGCTTCCATTTGCAAATTCTAATAGCCGATCTAGTGCAGGTGCACACGGTCATGGTGCTGGTACGCCACTCAAGCTCGCTGATTGGTGGACACGGTACATTTGTCCACCAGGCGGTACAGTTCTCGATCCATTCAGTGGATCTGGGACTATGGGTTTGGCGGCATTGCAAAATGACTGCAATTTCATTGGCATAGAGATTGATAAAGAGTATTATGAGATCGCAGATGCCAGAATCATACACGCTTGTGAGGATGTATGACTCAAGCAACGCTGTATTGTGGTGATTGTTTGGACGTGATGGCTATGTTGGATGAGAATAGTGCGGACACGGTCATCACGGATCCACCGTATGGCCTCAAATTTATGGGCAGGGAGTGGGATCACGGCGTGCCTGGAGTAGTATTTTGGAAAGCTGCATTGAGAGTAGCCAAGCCAGGGGCGATGCTGCTAGCATTTGGGGGCACGCGCACCCACCATCGACTAATGTGTGCGATAGAAGATGCGGGCTGGGTGATCCGTGATTGTCTGATGTGGTTGTATGGTTCGGGCTTTCCGAAATCTCATAATATCAGCAAGGCCATCGACAAGGCGGCGGGGAAATTGGGCATACAATCGCAAGGCGCAAATTATGCAGGTGGGGATTATGAGCCTAGGGAGAAGAAGTTTCGTTCTGATTATGGTTACAAGTATCATCCCACCACCGAAGCCGCCAAACTCTGGGATGGCTGGGGCACTGGCCTAAAGCCTGCCTGGGAGCCTATAATCCTGGCAATGAAGCCGCGTGACGGCACGTTTGCACATAATGCGCTCAAGTGGGGCGTGGCTGGGCTGTGGATCGACGGAGGGAGGATACCAACGAAAGACAAGCTGCAGAAGCTACACGGTTCATTTAGTTTCTCCGGTAGTGGTGGGGCAAATGAGGTGGGAAAACATATTGAATTTGTGGATGCCGGATTGGGGCGCTGGCCCGCCAACCTGATCCTCGATGAGGAGGCTGGCGCGCTATTGGATGAGCAGGTTGGCGATGCCAAGGCTCGATACTTCTACTGTCCCAAGGCCAACGAAAATGAACGCAACGAGGGGCTGGATGGGATGGAAAAGAGACAAGGATTTGAGAAGAATACGAGTAAATTAATCCGCAGAGCTGATCCTGATACAGGGAAGGTAGGATGGAGTGAGTATCATCCAAGTGCCCATCAGAACTATCATCCGACAGTCAAACCTATTGCCTTGATGGAATACCTTTGCAAGCTAACCAAGACGCCCACCGGCGGCACCGTTCTCGATCCATTTATGGGTAGTGGCACAACAGGTATAGCTTGTATTCATACTGATCGAGATTTCATTGGTATTGAGATTGAAGAAGAGTATTTTGAAATTGCTGATGCTAGAATCATACATGCTTGTGAGGAATCATGAGACAGCCAAAAATAGATATGTCCTATCAGGATTTTGGTAATGATCTTCTTGACACAGGCGATCTGGATCCAGTATACGTAATGCTGGTGGATGCTGAGATGGCTGGCGTGTTACATGGAAAAATGTTTGAAAGATTTTTGTTGGCTTATTGGTGTTATTATTCTTGTGGTGTGGCTGCGCGCATAGCTGAATCATCGCATTTCTATAAATCTATGCGATTGGGTTTAGCGGAGAAATGGCCCAGAGGAATGGAACGCAGGTATTTCTATGGCAAATCTGCGCTTGATTTGGTAAATGGATTGGAAGATGCTGGTGAGCCAGAGCGGATAGTAGATGATATGTGCGCTCATTACAGATTTAAGGAGGTTTTTGACAATGTGGTGAAATACAAAGGTTTTGGGCCTTGGATGGGGTGGAAGATAGCTGATATGGCGGAGCGGGTTCTCAGCTATCCAGTGGATTTTACGGACAGTGAGATAGGAATCTATAAAGATCCTGTCCAAGGCGCAGCCTGGATCGATTATGGCGACAAGCATTATCCCATAACGATGGATCAGTTACATGTCACTTGTGACAGGATGGTGGGTGAGTTTGACAATAAACTTGCTCCTCCCTGGAATGACAGACCAGTGAACATCCAAGAAGTGGAAACGATTTTGTGTAAATATAAAGCCCATTGTTACGGATTTTACCCGATGGGCAACGACACCATTCACGTTACCAAAGGTCTGAGTGGCTGGGGTGACTTGGCTGAGGAATTGATAAAGTTCATGCCGGTGTATCCTGATGAGTGAATGCAAGGTCTTGATTAGAATTATAGCGGGGCCACGTTATGCTCTGACAGATAAAGAGAAGGCTAGTCACCCGTATAACGATGATGAAGTTCCCCATATAGCTAGAGACTCATATCCATACAAAATATTGAAATTTACAGGGAGAAAGCTCTAAGGCCAAATAGGGCGGTTTCATCCCAGTTTTGCCAAAAAACTCCTTGTTTTTGCGGATTGGCGTATATAGGGTCACAAACGGGAAGCGCCCAAGAAATGCCTTGGAAATGGCCCCAAGGAACCCTTGGTTTTGAAGTGAGTTTTAGAATCGGTCACCGGATTCGGAACTGATAGGAGACGCAAGATGGTAGACGAAGATCGGCAGGAATTTCATAAGTTGCATGAGCCAACGGGGCAGGGAACAGACGAACGCGGTCATTTTTTGACAATCCCATTGGCAATGGTCAGAGGTGGCAAGACGAAACCATTCAACGTCTACACCGAGCCAATGCGCCATATCATCAATAAATCTGCTCCAAATCCACGAGGATGGTATAAATCCAAACACGAGCCAAAGAGAAAAAGGCCAAGACCTTGTTACACAGAGGCAACCCTCACCACCCCATACGGTGGGTTTTGCCCCATAAATTGTGCGCACTGTGTTAGTGGGGA